AGATTGGAAGTTTGTTCCTAGTTCAACACTAGGTATGTTAGCTAGAGAAGTAGAACAACAACAATTTATTAATATACTTAAAACACTTGGTCCTAATAGTCCTATTACTCCTGTGTTAATGTTAGGAATTGTTAAGAATTCTAGTCTACCTAATCGTGTGGAAATGCAACAACAGATTGCTAAAACAATGCAACCTAATCCACAACTACAACAAATGCAACAAGCTACCCTACAAGCTAAAATGCAACAAGAACAAGCATTGGCTGCTAAAACTATGGGTGAAGCTAAAGAACGTGAAGCAATGGCTCAAAAACATATGGTGGAAGCACAGCTTGAACCTGACCTTGTTAAGGCTAAACTAATGGCAGCTATTTCTACAAACTTACCAGAAGAAGACGATATGATTGCTAAAGAGTTTGATAGACGAGTTAAAATTGCAGAGTTAATGCTTAAAGAAAAACAAATCGATTTAAAAGAACAAGATATGCAAGACAATAAAGAAATTGTTAGATTGCAGATGGCAAAGAAATAGCTTGACAAACTTTTAATTTTATGTTATAATAATTAGTATATGGCAATAGAAAAAGATTTACAAGAGTATTATGAAGCTCGATTTGATATGATGGCTTCTAAAGGATGGAAACAGTTTATTGAAGATACTCAAAATCTTTTTGATAACTATAACCAAATAACATCGACTGATAGTTTAGAAGAATATCATAAACGTAAAGGTCAATTAGATATACTCCAATGGATTCTCTCATTACATTCTGTGAGTGAACAATCTTACGAGGAACTACAAAATGAAGAAACTCTTTGAGTTTCAGTGTTCTCATTGTAATCACTACTTTGAAGAATTAACTGAGTACACTAAAACACTAACATGTCCTTCTTGTGGCAAAGAGGCTGATAAACTTATCAGTACACCTCGTGTCCATTTAGAAGGTCATTCAGGAAGCTTTCCAGGAGCTGCGATGTCTTGGGAGAAAAAGCGTAAACAAAAACTCGCAGATGAAAAGAAGAACGCTAACACGTAGCCGAGTTAGTAATTCTTTCCTAAAATGCTATAACGCACAGGAGAAATAATATGGCAGAATTAATTGATGAAGTTTTAGAAAATGAACTGGAAGCCTCTAGTTTAGAAGAAGAAAAGATTGAAGATTCTACACCAGAACAACCTCAATCAGAACCTGAAGCTAACGAGGAGACAAAGCCAGAAGATGATCTACCAGAGAAGTATAAAGGTAAGTCTTTAAAAGACATTGTAACAATGCACCAAGAAGCTGAAAAGTTAATTGGTAAGCAAGGTTCTGAAGTTGGTGACTTACGTAAAGTGGTAGACGACTTTATTAAAACTCAAACAACAAAAGATTCGGAAAAGGCGGCTAAAGAAACAGAAGCAATTAGTCCAGATGATTTTATAGATGATCCACAAAAAGCAATTAATAAGGCTGTTGAGAATCATCCATCAATCAAAGAAGCAAAAGAAAGTGCTAAAGCTATGAAACGTTCTGAAACTCTAGCAAAGATACAACAAGAGTTTCCTGATGTTCAAACTGTAGTACAAGATCCTAAATTTGCTGAATGGATTAAAGCCTCACGAGTTAGAACTGAATTGTTTACACGAGCAGAAGTAGATTATGATTTTGATTCTGCTAAAGAATTATTAGATACTTGGAAAGAGAAACAAAACATCTCTAAAAAAGTAGCTGAAACTTCTAAAGTAGATCGAGAACAACAATTAAAAGCTGCAGATGTAGGTAGTAATAGTTCTACAAGTGAACCTGTTTCTAAAAAGAAATATCGTCGAAGCGATATTATTAAACTTATGCAAACCGATCCAGATCGTTATGACTCCATGTCTGAAGAGATTATGACAGCATACAGAGAAGGACGGGTTATTTAACTTTTAGAAAGGAATTATTATGGCATTAGGTTCAAATCATGTAACCAATACTACTGCCGCTACTTTTATCCCTGAGATTTGGTCCGACGAGGTTATTGCTGCTTACAAAAAGAATTTAGTAACAGCTAACCTTTTCAAAAAAATCTCTTTTAAGGGTAAAAAAGGCGACACACTACACATCCCTAAACCAACACGTGGCAATGCTTCTTTAAAAGCAGCTGAAACTCAAGTAACATTGATTGCAGCTACTGAAACAGAAGTACAAGTAGCCGTAGATAAACACTACGAATACTCACGTTTGATTGAGGATATTACAGAAGTACAAGCACTTACATCTATGCGTAGATTCTACACAGACGATGCAGGTTATGCTTTAGCAAAACAAGTTGATACTTCTTTAGTTCAACTAGGTCGTGGTTTTAATGCAGGAGCAGGTACTGCTGCTTATGATAAAGCGTTTGTTGGTTCAGATGGTTCAACATTATATGTTGCAGCTTCTAACAACGAAGCAGCTTTAACAGATGCAGCTATCCGTAGAACAATTCAACGTCTTGATGACAATGATGTTCCAATGGATGGACGTTTCTTATTAATCCCACCATCAGCAAGAAACACATTAATGGGTTTAGCTCGTTATACTGAACAAGCCTTTGTAGGTGAAGTAGGTAATAACAACACAATCCGTAATGGTGAAATTGGAAACCTTTATGGTATTCCAGTATTTGTTTCTTCTAATTGTGATACAACATCTGGCTCAGGTGCTGCTCGTGTAGCATTAATGGGACATAAAGACTCAGCTGTTTTAGCTGAACAAGTTGGTGTTCGTTCACAAACACAATATAAACAAGAATACTTAGGTACTCTTTACACTGCAGATACTCTCTATGGTGTTAAAGAACTACGTGATGACGCTTGTTTTGCATTAGCAGTTCCTGCTTAATGTTTGGAAGTCCCCCGTTCTGGGGGACATTCCTTTACTTAGGAGATACAAATGATATTTAAGTGTAAAAAAACAGGTAATACAGTAGAGTTTACAGCCGAACATGATGTAGTGGCTATGAAACAACATCCAGATTATGAAGTTGTAGAAGAACACAAAAAAGAAACCAAAAAGAAAAAAACATTTTTTAGCTCAGAGGATTAATAATGGCTATTTATAGAGGACCTGGTGGACCAGGAGATGCAACTACCGATGCAACGAATGAAGCTACAGTAGCTACTACCAAAGCAGGTGAAGCGGCAGCAAGTGCAACGGCAGCTGCAGCTAGTGCCTCTAGTGCTTCAACGTCAGCAACCACAGCAACCACACAAGCAACCAGTGCAACAACCAGTGCAACTAACGCTGCTACCTCAGCTTCTAATGCAAGTACCAGTGAAACAAATGCAGCAACAAGTGCTTCTTCTGCTGCTACAAGTGCCACTGCTGCTTTATCTGCACAAGAGGATGCAGAAACTGCCGAGACTAATGCTAGTGCCTCAGCAACATCCGCAGCTAGTTCAGCTACTAATGCCGCAACCAGTGAGACAAACGCTGCCAACTCTGCTTCAGCAGCATCTACTTCTGAAACAAATGCTGCTACATCTGAAACTAATGCTGCGGCTAGTTATGATGCTTTTGATGATCGTTATCTTGGTGCTAAGTCTGATGCGCCTACAGTAGATAATGATGGTGATGCTTTATTAACAGGTGCTATATATTGGAATACAACTAATGACCAGTTATATGTATGGACAGGTAGTGCATGGGATGAAGGTGCTTTTTCAGTTACAGGGGCGGTAACTTCTTTTAACACAAGAACAGGTGCTGTTACTTTATCTAGTGGAGATGTAACAACAGCTCTAGGCTTTACTCCTCAAAATGCTGCATCAGCAGTCTCTGCTATTAATGATTTATCAGATGTAGTTATTACAACTCCTTCTACTAATCAAATACTTAAATACAATGGTACTAATTGGGTTAATGGCTCAGACACAGATACAGGTATTTTATATACAGATTTATCTGTAACAACAGCAGCAGCAGGTAGTCCTGCTTTAGCTTATAATAATACAAATGGTGTATTTACATATACTCCACCAGACTTAACTCCTTATCTTACTACAGAAACTAACGATTTAACTGCTGCAGTTACTTGGGCAAATGTTCCTGATGCTAACATTACACAAACAAGTGTAACACAACATCAAGCGGCTTTATCTATTACTGAATCTCAAATTAGTAACTTAGGTACAACTGTTGTATTAGATTCAGACATTGGATCAACAGTACAGGCATATGATGCTACCATTGTTGTGGATGCTGACATTGGTGTAACAGTACAAGGTTATGATTCTGATTTAACAACATGGGCAGGAAAAACTGCACCATCAGGAACAGTAGTTGGCACAACAGATACACAAACACTAACCAATAAAACATTTACTGGAATTACAGAAACAGTTTACGCAGTCTCAGGAACAACTCCTGCAATATCTGATTCAAATGGAACAATTCAAACATGGACATTATCTGGAAACTCTACGCCAACAGATAGTTTAAATGCAGGTGAAAGCGTAACATTAATGATTGATGATGGTTCTGCTTACACAATTACATGGACATCTTTAGTAGACCAGTGGATTGGTGGCTCAGCTCCTACACTAGCTACAACAGGTTATACTACAGTAGAGTTATGGAAAGTTAGCACAACAGTATATGGTGCTACAGTTGGAGATGCTAGTTAATGGGTATTACAGCTCATAAATTAAGAAGAAGTTTGGCTAATGCTGGAGGTCCTAGAGCCTTTGAAGTAATCTATGGCTCACAACAGGATGTAACCTCTCCATCATCACCAACTACATTTACTTCACTTGATTTTGGAGATGAAAATTCAGAAAGAAGTATTGTTATTGCAATAGCTTCAAGGGATGCTAGAGTAACAGGAGTTACTATTGGTGGTATAACTGCCACACAAATGTATGAAGGAATAGAGGATACAGGATATGTTATCCCTGAATTTTGGGTTGCATCAGTTCCTACTGGAACAAGTGGAAATGTTGTAGTATCTTATACCGACACTCCTGATTGGATGAGTATATCGTCTTACATTTGTTATTCTTTAGATACTACTCCATATGATACTGCATCTGATTCTAATGCAACTCCAAGTGTTACTATTGATGTTCCATCTAATGGTGCAATATTAGCTGTTGGAACTTGTGCTAATCCTTATG